AATTTGACCAGCACGTCCTTTCATTACTGTAAATATGATATTATCATATTCCAATTCTCCATGTAATATGTCAGCTATTTGTTGGCCATTATCATTAATTTCTACTAATACATATGCATCATTATACGACTTACATACGTTATTAACTATATTAGGATAAACTAATGATTCTATTAAATTATTACGATAAGTAGCAACAACTTCAAATGGTACTGTTGTTACATCTATTACTACAAAAGCAGAATAATCTATACCCGATCCACGAGATGTATCGACAGTACAATAATATACATGGTCTTTTTCAGACTCTTTATAAACACAAAGACTTTCATCATATCCTTGAAGAATAGGAGTATGCCATGCCATAGTAGATAATTTACTATGAGCAATCAATGTATTTGTAGAACCTAAGAACTCGGCCTCAAATTCTTGTCTAAATTGGTCTTCACTCGTATTAGAAATTGTTTTTTCTTTCCATTCAAGGTCTCTACCAGGAACATCGTCCCAGTTTACAGCAAAATTCTTATATTCATTTCTTCCTTCTACTGAATTAGTCCATATCTTATAAAACAAATCAAATCCACAAGGAGTTGATGTAATAACAACTTTTGTATTAGTACCAGAAATAATAGTAGGATATACTGATGTGAAGAAATCTTCTTGTAAATTTCTAGGTACAAATGCAAATTCATCAAGATATAAAAAGTTAATTGAATAACCACGAATAGCAGAAGAACCTGTTGCTGATGATATTATCTGACTTCCATTCTCTAACACCATAGAAGTTTTATTCCAAGACAATATACCTTGTTGTAACCACTTGGGAAGATGTTCGTATGCTCTTTGTACACGAGTAAGAATTTCTCTTGCTGTTGATAATTTATTAGCGAGAATAGCTATTGTATAATCTGTATTGAATAATGCATACCATAAGATAGTAGCGGCCGCTGTCGTTGTCTTACCAGCTTGTCTACAAGTTTTAATTACTGTAAATCGCTCATCTGATATCAGTTTAACTAAATCATTCTGATAATCATACATCTTGAAAGGAATAAGACCTTCATCTAAATTAACAATCTTAACATACTTATTAATGAAGTAGTTTATGTCGTTAGAACATTTGATATATTCTTTTAATCTTTCCTTATCCCATTCTAAAGATTGATACGCCTTCTTTAGATTTGGATTGGCGGCATATATGTCTGTCATAATCTAAGTAGAATTATTTTTCAATAAATTTTGTAAATCTTTAGTACTTCCTAAAAATAATGCGTTTGTTACATTTTTTGGTTGAATTTCAATACTATCTTTCTTTATTCTTTTTACTTTACTTTGTAATTCTAATAAATCTTTATTTGCATCTACGATTGTTTTCATTAAAGCTGATAATACTTCAAATGCTCTAGGTGATTCTGAAGTAGATGCAATAGAAGAAAGTTCCTCTATTACTTGTTGACCATTATCTATAATTCCTTTTAAATTATCTCTAGCATATTCAAAATCTTCATCAGTAATGTTATCTGAATTCATTTCTCTAGCTGGCAGTATTTCGCCATTAGTCAGAACTTCTTTCATTGATGCAGCCTCTGGTGACAAATCCAAAATATCTTCCATAGTTTTTTCTAAATTTGTTTTAACATTTTTCATAATTAATTACTCCAATTCATCTTCAAAGCCTAATACTAAGAATGGGTCATCTTCTATATTAGTAGTAAATCCGTAATCGCTGTTCGCACTAATTGCACTTAATGCAACAGATAAATCAGCATTAGCTGATGGCGAGAACAATGGTGCACCGTTTGCAAACGCAGTTGGTGTAACTGTAATTCTTTCACTCGTAGGTGTATCAGCATCAATATCAAGTTTAACTCTAGCAATAGAACGTTTAATAACACCAGAAGTAGATACTGGTCCGAATAATAATCCTTTAACAATAAAATTAATATTATATATTAATGCTCGTCTTGTATCAAAATCTCCTTCATACGAATCTTCGACCGAAATATCTTGTAATGTAACAGGTGTATCAACGACTATATCCATTTCTGGAATTAATCTTACATTAGTAGTAAATTCTGGTCTAAAATATGGTAATATCTGTTCTACTATCTGACAACCATCATCAGCATTTTTTACAAATATAGAAAGTAAAAAATTGATATCATAAGGAACAGGAACATATTGTGATTTTAATCTAGCTTTATCGCTATTCAATATGTTTATGTTCTTTATAGTAGAAGAAAGTTTTCTATTACCAGCATATTGATATGATGATATTTCAAAACCAATACGTGGCAAAGTTATTGCTGTTTTTGCATCTAGATTAGGGTCTTGTTTAAGTCTTGCAATAAATTTTTCTTTAGGACCATATGCAATAGGTACAGCAATAGACTGTATTTTAACTCCTGAAGTATTAAGCCTTTGAATAACAATATCGTTAAACAAGTTACCGAAAGCCATTACATACTTTCTAAGAATGCCATGATAATATTGGGCACCGAACATAATTAATACCTATCCATTTCTGAGAAAGGATTTCCTTCGCTAAAGTCAATTATTGCATCTGTGCTGAATATTGAATCCGTTGATTGTAAATATTCATTGTTAGCGGTTGGTTGAGTGCCTTCAAGTCTATATTCTTGCATAATAGAACCGCCATCTTCAGTTTTGAGTACACCTTCTCCGTATGTACCATCATCATCAAGTGCATACTCAAAAGCTAGTATATCTGTTGTTAATGCAGACTCAATAGCATCAATAGCTGTATTACCAGTACTAATTTTTTCACTACTATATGTAAATAATTCACAACGTAAATCATAAGTTTGTAATCTTCCTGATTGATAGAATACAGACTCATGCTCTACAAATTTTATCTCGTATAATTTTTGAACTAACGGGAAGAAAAGTAAGTCTCCCTCTTTAGGTCTATTAGATGTTATTGTATATCCTTCACCTGCACCATCTAACTGTAAAGAATCACCAGCTTGTGAGTCTGTTAAAAATTGTCTAGATGGAGCGGCTGTATTAGCTGATTCTGTTAAATAATTGTAACCGTCTTCAGTAGTAATTTTTTCTGTTAATGACTGGTCAAATCTTTTACGTGCTACTGTAAATGTTATAGTATCTCGTACTTCAAGATTAAACTTTGATAAGAATTCACCTTCTCCTTCAAAGCCTTCTATATTCTTTATATACATCTCTAATTCAGTTGCATCATCAAATGATGATAGTGTATCTTCACCAAATAAAGAATCATCACGAACTAACGTGCGTGGAATATAACGCATATCGTGTCCATATTGTTTAATTGATTCTATTGTTAAATCTTCAATTAAATCCTGTTCGCGAGCATACGTTAGATTTTTAAAGTATGAATTAATTGCCACATTATTATCCCGTCAAATCAGTTGGTGGCATACTATATGCCGTAATCATTTCTTCTTCTAATTTATTCAATTCTTCATTAGCATCATCATAAATTTTAGCTCCATTAAATGTTACACCACCAGGAAGTTGCATACCCTCGAATTTAGTAAGATTAGAACCCCATTGCTTTTTAATTAATGCAGTACCATATCTACCTAACCAGCGGTCTCCCCAAACATCAGTATATGTATCTGGATCAATAATTTGATGTGCATCTACAATGATATATTCATCAGCAGTTACATCTTCAGACCAATCCATCTCAATGTGTAATTGATTTCTATGACGATTATATCTTATTGGTTTTTTACCAACGAAAAGTTCTTCTAAAGTTTCTACATGTCTCATTGCCGTAACATAAGGAACAAATGATGATGCAGACAAATCAAATAAATCGTTTAAATGTATTTGATATCTAATATTGAATAAATTTGATGATTGTACAGCTTGGCCTAAATCTAAAACTCTACTTACGCCTATAATACTATTAGTTAATGTAATATATCCATTTGTTATATCAGTAGATGTGATTTGATGTTTAAGTAAAACCCTTTCAGTTCCATCAAAATGATAATCTTGATAATACAATAATGCCTCGTCTATACGGTCTTCAACCTGTTCGTCATCTACGTTGATGTCTATAACAGGTTTTCCTAATTTTTTTAAACAATATTCTTTGAATGCACTTCTGCTTGATGGAACAGCCATGGTAGTCTCCAGTATAATATATCTCTATTTATAAATCTAAGACTACTTGTTATTTACAACAATCTATTATCTAATAGTTTCGGGAAGAGCCTCCGCCCAAAGCCGTTGCATATTTAAATCCCGTTCCTGAACTAAAAGCCATATAAATAAAGGAATCACCAGAATTTACATTTCCATAATTTGTTTTAAGTCTGAATCCATTACTTAAAAAATCTAATTCTCCGCCAGAGGTAGACTCTACATTAGTCTGGTCTGCTCTTAGATTATCATTTACCTCATTTGTAGGACTTCGCTTATTATCAAAAATTTCCCAATTTGATGCAGAATCAACATTGCGAATCATAACGTAACCAACTGGGAAACCTGTATAGACACGTGTACCCTTTACATCTACATTATTGCCTTCATATCCACCAAATTTACTATAACCCTCTACATCATGGAAACAATAAGCAACATATTTATCGGTACTGGCATTATTATCTACATAAGTATTAACTGACATAACTGTTGCGGTTGGTTCTGTATCATTGTAATAACGAGCATCATTATATAATGCACCTGTGCCGTTTAAATCCACTTGAACATCAGCAGGGTCAGACGCTTGCATTTTTTCGTGATAGACAGTCCATGCCGCAGAGGTATCTCTATTTTTAAAAATAATCATCTGTGGTGCTTTTGAAAGTCCATGACCAATCGTACCCGCAACTCCTGTTCCAGTATAAGACACGACAGAAAAGCCCGCATCTGTATTCCTTGCACCAGTTGATGCAATAGTCCCTTGCGTAAAATCTCCTGTACCTATAGTCTCATTTGCAAGCCAATTCCATGAAACAAAATTAACTGCACTAGTATTTACATTACCATGATTGCCTAGAGTAAAACCTTTAGCATCAAAGGCTGTTAGTGTTTCCGAATCAGCCGATTCAGTCATAGGATCGTCTGGAACTAATCTTTTTGTAGCACCTCTTACTACATCAAACAGCATATGATTCAGGCCTGCTGAATTCCGTCCTTTAATCCATACCATATCTGGAGAAAAGTCTAAACCTGAATGTATACCGCTAATTACAGCAAGACCACCACTTGCGATTGCTGTGCCATTTCCAGTATATAACACGGTATCAAAATAATCGGTGGCTCTATCACCAGACTCTTGTCCGATTTCAATTTCGGGTAGGTTGGCTGTGGATATCTGATTATCAGAAGTATAACTGCTTGGCGCATTAGTCCAATCTTCTGCACCAACTCTTATTGTTACATCTGTGCCGTTTTCACCAGAACAGGCAAAAAGCCATTTACCAGTAAGACCTGTCTTTGCCGCTGTTCCAGAATTTTGTATCGTTCCATTTTTATAGAAAAATAATGCTCCCTCAGTAATTCTCATTCCAATAACGTCACCCGTTGTCCAAGTATCTCCATATGTAGCACCAGTAGCGGCTGAGTCATAGAAATCTCCGTCATCACTATAATATGCTTGTGCCCCTGTTGCTCCACCGCCACCATAGAGTGATGGTTGTGAATATGTATAAATAGCAGTTTCATCTTCGGGAACAATACCAACGATAGAGGCCGCACCGTCAACATCAATTTTAAATTCTACAAAATAATCTCCACTAGCATCAAATGACTGTGATGCAACTCCGATATTTTGTCCTCCACCATTAGGGCCTTCCCATTTCCTGTTACCATCAAATATACCTTCTACGTCCGCGGCATCTGAGGCTCCCATTTCGTGTATGGAACTCCAAGTAGCAAAATTATCTAGAGGAGTATCGTCTAATGCTGAATTAGTAGTTGCTAAACCAGTTGTAGTATAATGATTAGTTTTTCCAGAAGTATCTGCGCCTATTGTTGTTGTACCTGCTGTTCCTGTTCCTGTTTGTGAAAAATTCATGTAGAAACCATTAGTACCAAAGTCAAAAGTTGTAGGGGTATAAATTCTTATAATTACAATACCTGAACCACCTGCACCTGGGGTATATGAACCTACCCATCTACCACCACCGCCTGAACCTGTGTTGGCAACACCGTGCATACCAGAACTAGTATCGCCATCACCACCACCTGAACCGCCACCAGAGCCGCCTGCACCTTGGCCACCACCACCACCGCCATCTGCATAAGTTACAGATGCACCTGTGATTGAAGATGCTAAACCTGCTCCACCATTACCACCTGTCGTGCTTGAACCTGCTGAACCTGCGGCACTAGCACCGCCACCACCACCTCCAGCATTTCCACTAGAGCCTGCACCGCCTGCACTACCTTGACCTGTTGTTGCCGCACCAGCTGCGCCAGAACTTGCCGCACCACCACCACCAGAACCACCCGTATGACCTGCATCTCCAGTACCAGTATTTCCCCCACCACCACCACCTATTGATGTGATAGTAGAAAATACAGAATTTTCACCATTATTTGCTTCACTAGTGTCACCAACTGCTGCCCCACCGTCTCCAACAGTAATACTGTAAGAACCTGCGGCAACTTCTAAAAATCCTGTTTGCATACCACCTGCACCACCACCACCTGCATAACTTCCACCACCGCTACCGCCACCAGCGACAACGAGGTATTCAACAAACCCTCCAGCAGTAACAGTTAGTGTTCCATCAGCAGTAAACGAATGAACTTTATAATCTGCATCAGTAGTTATAGTTCCACCTGATGCGGCCGCTGTTGCGACTCGATTAAAATATCTAACATAAACAATTCCTGAGCCGCCTGCTCCACCTGCATATTCTGAACTGCCACCGCCACCGCCACCACCAGAACCTGTGTTTACTGTTGCCGCGGTGCCAATAGTATTAGATGCCCCACCTGCTCCTCCACCACCAGAACCTCCTGCACAACCATGACCAGTGGTATAGCCACTACCACCACCGCCACCTGCATAAGTTACTGATGCGCCTGAGATTGTTGATGCTGTTCCTGCACCGCCTGTACCGCATGAGTGAGTACCGCCTGCAGTACCTACTGCTGATGAACCACCGCCACCACCACCTGAATGAGCATAACCACCACCAGATGCACCGCCTGCACCACCATTATTTCCAAAATCTCCACTAGCACCGCCAGCACTATTATAACCACCACCGCCACCAGAGCCATTGCCTGGGCTGGCACTACCAACTGCACCACCATATGCACCTCCACCACCACCACTTGATGTGATAGTAGAAAATACACTTTCAAATCCGTCATGACCCATACCACTTATTCCTGACTGTATGCCACCTGCGCCAACACCAATAGTATAAGTACCTACGGGAACTTCTAAAAATCCTGTACGAAATGCTCCTGCGCCACCACCTGCTCCTGCGGCATTTCTACTTGACCCACCAGAGGCACCACCACCGACAACGAGATATTCCATAGTACCGCCTTCAGTAACAGTTAATGTTCCGCTGTCAGTAAATTTATGGACTCTATATGCGCCTTCGTGTGTTGTTATAGGGTTATTACGGGAATTAATTCTTATAATTACAATACCTGAACCACCTGCTCCACCTGTGGCAAGATTAGTAGCTCCACCAGCTGAACCACCACCACCGCCACCGCCAGTATTGACTGTGGCCGCTACTCCTGGTGCACCAGTTGTACCAGAACCTGAAGAGGCTCCGCCTGCTCCACCACCGCCTGCACCGCCTGCACCTGTTGTTCCTCCGTGATAAACACCACCACCGCCACCACCTGCATAAGTTACAGATGCACCTGTGATTGAACTTAATTTTCCTGCACCGCCTGTACCACCTGCACTACCTGCGCCAGCACCGCCTTTAGCATCAGCACCGCCACCACCGCCAGAGCCATAATTAGATGCAGACGTAGAACCTGCACCACCATTAAAACCTTGTCCTGAAGTTCCAGCACCTACTGCTCCTCCATAACGTGAACCACCACCTGAACCACCTGGTTCTCCATCTTCATCACCATCGGTTGAACCACCACCACCACCACCTAAGGAAGTAATTGTATGAAATACTGAATTTTGTCCAGTTGCTCCATCTAGACCTGATGTAGGTAAAGATGCGGCACCACCTGCTCCGCCATTACCGATAGTAATACTATAAGAACCTGCGGGTAATTCTACGGTTCCTGATTTAAAACCACCTGCACCACCGCCACCACCATAGTTACCACCACCGCCACCGCCACCACCGACAACGAGATATTCAACAAACCCTCCAGTAGTAACAGTTAGTGTTGAACTGGTAGTAAACGAATGAATATCATAATCTCCATCAGTAGTTTCAGTTCCGCCTGATGCAACAATTTCACAAGTTGATGTTGCTGTGGCCTCATTAATGACAGGGTCTTCCATAACCCATGCACCAGTTTCAGGTGATTCATGTGCAAAGGCGGCAGGTGTTAATGCTTGTCCATCAACAAATGAAACTCCTGCAAGAGAAAAACCATTGGCAAAATATGTGGATGGGTCATAAACATAAGCCCCCATTATATGGACTTGTTGGTCATTGACATGGTAATCAGTATCTAGTGCGGGAACTGTACCCGCTGATGATGCTACAGTAGTAGTTTGTAATTCTCCATTGACATACAAAAGCATTCTATCTGCTAATGCTGTTGCTGTACTATCAAAAACACCTACAATATGATACCAAGCTGTTGTATCACGAAAGACAGCCTCAGTTTCTAAATGTCGATAAGTTGCGCCTAAGTCTACAAAAATATTTAATTTATCAGTTGTAGTAAAATTAATTCCTTGAGGTCTTGCTACGAAGCCTTCCATATGTGAATTAAAAACATATTGTAATTCACCTAACGTGTGCCTTTTAAGCCAACAACTAAATGTCCATGTTTTTCTATTACCATCAGAAGATGGTGTACGACTTAAATACTGAGTACTTGGAGAGTTGAATACACATGACTTACCGCCAGTATATGTACCAATGTCAATACCAGTAGATTGTGCGGCTGACCCTGCCATCATTGTTTGGGAATTGTCAAAGACTGGCATAGTAAATTACCTCGCTATGCCGTGCCGAGTAAATCTATAGTCGCTACCGAGTGAATTGTATTTGATGATTGGACGAAATAATCTACTCTGTCCACCTTTGCAGCAGTTGTAGACATTGTGGGCGCCACCGCTAATGGAAATCTCCATTGAGAGCCCCATGATACTGTATAACTACCATTTGAAGTGAATACAATAGCACCGCCTTGTCCTGCTGTTACATTACTCGGATTAGCCATAGATATATTGGCGTTAGATGTTAAACTAAAATAATTTGATGTTGCTAAATCAAGAGTAACTGTATTAGTAGATGCAGGCCCAGTACGAACTCCTTGGTCAGCAATAGTTCCTCTTTGTGCTACTGAAAAAGACTGAACCCTGTCTGTATGTGCTGTGTTTGCATTTAATTTATTAAATGTTACTGCACTATCTGCTACTTTAGCAGAAGTAACTGCAAGTGGAGCAATTTGAGCAACTGCAACTGCCGATGTTCCAAGAGCAGTATTGCCTAAAGTCGTTAGTGCCATTTTTGATTCCTCTTAATATATTACTATTTATATAAAATATTTATATAAAATTTAAATTTAATAACAATCCATATCAGACTTTACACTATTTCCATCTCCATCTAGTGAAGTTTCAAATAGAGCCATGAAAGCATCAAGGTCTGCTGCATTAGTAAGTTTGGTTTCAATTCCTGCACAAGCCGTTCTTATTGCGGCCCTAGCAGTTGTTACTGCACTAGGTACTGCTGAACCACCTTCGGCCGCTCTAACTACATACCAATCGGTTTCATTGAGTAAATCATTGGCTTCGGTTTTCTTCTTTGCTATATATTGATTCTTTAAACCAACAGTTACCCCTTGCTCGCCTGTTCGTGGATCGATAATAGCCTCATCTGATTCATCAACGTGTAATTCATCAGCCAGTGCTTTAGGATTAAGTGTTTCATTGTCCGCAAGATAGCCCCAATAGAATCTATTATCCCATGTGAGTTTAGCAGGGTCTTCTGAAACAACTACAGACCATTTTGCTAAGTCTGCAACTCCCCATAATTTAGACCAGTCAGGTGAATGTTGAAATCCATCATCTGATGTCCAAGGTCTGTTCGCTTGTATTGTTCTTCCATTATGTGTGTACATGATATTTCCTCTTTTTATTTTCTTTAATTTGCAACGCCATATTTAAATCCTGTTCCTGAACTAAAAGCCAGGTAGACGTATAAGCCACCATCGGCATTGGTATCCACATCTGTGTCCCTTATTTTAAAACCGTTACTTAAAAAGTCGATATTACGATTTCCCGCATCGGCTTCGGTTTCATCAGTATTAATTTTCATACCTGGATTAGTTCCGTCATTAATTGGGTGTCTTTTATTATCTATAGTTCTCCAATGGTCACTACTATCCGACCGTTTTGTCATGACAAATGCAGGTTCAAATCCTGTATAGACAAACGTACCATCTGCATTTCCGTTGCCAATATATGAACCGAAATGTGAAAAGCCTTCTACTGAGTGCCAACAATATGCAATCATGGCGTTACTACTGCTGTTTGTTGCATCTCTACTCCCTACAGTAAAAACGCTTGATGTTGGTGCGGTGTCATTCCATGAAGTTAACCCATCAGCAGTTGCATCAGAGAGATTCAAAATAAGATAATCAGTCTCAGGCGCACTTGTATTTCCTGAGTGATAGGTAATCCAATCAGTTACGCTACCCACCTTCTTTACTATAATTAAATCAGGTGCGCTAGATAAACCATGACCTATTGTTGTCGCACTACCCGACCCCGTATATGACACTACTGAGAAACCCGCATCTACGTTTCGACTACAAGTTGATGCAGTAGCACCTTGCGTAAAATCTCCTGTTCCTAAAGTACTAGCACCCCCAAGCCAGTTCCATGATACACCACTCATAGACGATGCGTTCCATGTTGAGTTAGTACCTAATGTAAATCCATCAGAATCAAAAGTTTTTAAACTCTCTGCTGTTGTAGTTTCGGCAGCATCTGCCGAGGGACGTAGGTACTTAGTTGCACCACGAACTGTATCAAATAAAGCCTGATAGTCTGATGTACTTCTACTTTTAACCCAAACGAGGTCAGGGGAAAACCCTACACCTGTTACTGGTAATGATGCTGCTGTACCAGTATATAGTCGTGTATTAAAATAGTCATGGGCTAAATCATCTTCCTCTTGGCCGATTTCAATTTCTGGCATATTGGCTGTGCATGGTGCTAAATAATTTTTATCGCTTTCTTCAAAAAATTCGCATTGTGAAATAAAGGCATCATCATCTATGGTTAATGGTTCAACCACTATCCAATGATAACGATAGGCTGTTGAAGTTGTAACACTATGACCCGAACTTAAAGTGTCGTATGGCACTCGTGTATTGCTGTCAGTAAGAGCCCCACTTGTAGCAAGTTGTGTTCCATCAGCTTTATAATCGGATGGTACTGAGTCAGAACCTCTCAAAGTTACTGAGAAAGTAGTGTCTGCTGTACCACCCACAAAACCATACTCGATTCCTGGGTGTACCATTACTCTTGTTACAGTTTTGCTTTGACCAACTCCCCAATCTTTTCCGATATAACCACCATCATCGGGGTTGCTCGCTGTTTGAGAACAAGCTGCGTATGCTTTATATAAAGCACCATCAAAAGAGGCGGCTAAATTACCACCACTTGTCATATTACCAATAGCAGTTCCTGCACTTCTGGAAATTAAATCGTGATGTGCTAATACATTTTCTTCAAAACTACCTTTACCATTAGCATCTGCTTGGTCTGTTCCACTATATGATGGAACACCTGTATTAAATTCTTGATTACCCCAACCACCTACACCTGAGTTAGTCGTATTTATTACAGGGTACATAAATCTGCCGTCAGTTGGAATATTATTATCAACGTGTTGTAGTAGACCATCCAGATAATAATAAATTCTACCCGCATCAGAATCTAACTCAAAACCCCATACCCCTTTTCCTAAGAAGCCTGTTAAAGTAGTGTAAGATGTACCACCATAATCATTGTATGTTGCATTGCCTACTAATGATGAATCGGCTGCATTATAATCTCCATCTGTAGTTTCACCTCTACTTATAATACCAATATATGCTCCATAAGCAGATGATGTATTTTTAATTTCCCAGTACCATTGACCTGCATTAAAACCCCATCCCCCTACATTTGATTTTTCATCTGTTCCTGCATGTATTCTATTCCCATCTTTTAAAACAGCAGTATCTAAACCTAACCTCAAAGTCATAAAATTATTTACAGGAGTATCATTAGAAAATACACAGCTACCAACATTTGTCCATGTGTTTGAATTAGATGAACTGTCTGTCAAGTCATCATCAAACTTTAACCAAAATCCGTTTGTTCCCATAGTCAGAGAAGTGTCTAAGTCATCACAGCACCACACACCTGTGTCATCTGAGTAATGCCCGAACTTTGTTGGGTCAGTTATATATTGTCCATCGAGGTGAATAAAATTAGCAATCATTAATTCTGCTGAACCAGTTGAACCCCAGGCAGCAATACCTATTTTATGAATTTGAGTATTGTTCATGTTGGAAGAAGTCCAAGCCACAGGATTCTGTCCTGCCGCACATGCCAATTCCACACCATTAACCCAAACTTTCTGAACTGTGTTTGCTGAATCAACCGCCCATATAAAGTGTTGCCAAGCTGATGTGTCGCGGAACAATCTGTCATTAAGTGAGCCATAACTAGAAGAATCTGATGGTGTTGCATAATCAAAATAAGTTTCTAAATCATTTCGTGTGCCATGAAAATAGAAAGCGGCAATACCATTATTTGCGCCATAAGAACTCATGGAAAAGTGTCCAGACGCGTCTGGTTTAAGGTTCTTGACCCATACAGATTGTGTCCACTTCTTTGTGTCTCCTGCAACACCTGGTGTTCGAGTAATACATTGAGTACTAGCAACTCCACTTGATATTACAATACTCTTTCCAGAGTAATCTCCAATGTCGGGTCCAGTTGATTGAACACCGCTTGAACCTGCTAGTATATTACTTCCTATTATTGGCATTTTATGAGTACGCTAAAGTTACAACACATTGAAGTCTTGTAGCACTAACCACAATATAATCTAATCTATCCACAGCAGACACTCCCGTACTTAATGTCGGAGCAGTTCCACCTATAAAGTCAAAGGCCTCATGAAAAGATGCAGTTCTTGAACCTGAACTATCCTGACTTATAAATATACTTCCCGATTGGCCAACAGCACCCAACGCTAAACCTGTTGGAGATGCAAAAGAAACACTGGCACCAGTCAACTCACATTTATGATTATTAGTAGTATCTAAATTAACTGTAACTGTAGTACTTTGACTACCTATATCTGTTACTGTACCACGTTGTGGTGCTGTAAAAGATTGAACTCTATCTATATGTGCAGTATTTGCATTTAATTTATTAAATATAATTGCACTATCTGCTATTTTAGCAGAACTAACAGCACTTGCCGCTAATTCTCCAGTACCAACAGCTAATGCTTTAATTGCAGCCGTATCTACTGACGCGGCCGCGAAATCTGTATTCGCTATTGTACCATCTAAAATTGCAGTTGTCGTTACTGCACCAGTTCCTAAACTTGCGGCTACTACAGATGCATCATTAGGTGTACCTATATTAAAAGCATCACCCATTACAATGCCCCAGAATGTTACAGCACTAGCAGGACCAGAGCCACCTGTAAAAGTAATATTAGAACCAGATATTGTATAAGCAGTTCCTGGTTCTTGAACAACACCATCAAGTGCTACGATAGTTTGAAAATGTGATGCTGGTGATATTGATGCTCCACCAGATTGTAAAGCAAACGTTTGAGTAGAGCCATTAAAGCTACCTGAAATATCAGTTATTTCATAATAACTAGCTGATGCGGGAGCCTTGCCGATATAACCATGTTGGGCGGCTGTACTCGTTGGTGCACCTATATATGCCATATATTACTCCGTCTATGTTTGTTCTAATACAGAAAGTATAATATCAACAGAATTAGCAGTATTTGTAGAGGCTTTTATCGAACAACCTGTCTCTAATACTATTTTCTGTTCACCACCAATAGGAACTAAAGCACCGCCTTTAGCGATAGGTGCATTTGCTAATAATCTAGTTGTAACACCTGCACTACTAAAATGTACTATATTCGCCTCAACTGCACCACTTGTTACGTTTGCTAATGTTAGTCCTATAATTGTTTCGGTTGCGCCACCAGCAGCCGTATGAATGTTGGTAACTTCAAATCCTATTGTATTTGCTGTATATGTTTTAAATGCGTTTGCCATTTTTTATTATCCTAATGCTATTGAAAAAGCCAATGCGTTATCGTCTGGTTCTGCTCCATTTACTTTAAGAGTACCATTAATATTAGTATTTGAGGTTACGAGTAAAGTACCGCCTGTTATATTTGTATTCGCCACCGATAATGAACCATCATCAATGGTAAGCGTAGTCATACGGTCATTCAAATCGTTGAATCTATCAACGAGTGCAGTAACCGTATTTGCCATTACTATATTAACTAAAGCAGCCATATATCTCTCTCTTAATTTATATTATTACTATTTATAATAATTTATTCAGGCTTTGTAGGCCATGTTACTATATCTGTCTTTGAGAATGTTGATGTTAAATCACGTAACTCTTGACGATACATTTTCCATTCTTTTTTCTTACTAGTAGTTAATGGACTATCTGCTAATACTGTCCAATCACTACCTTGTAATAATTGATTTCTTGTACTTATTATTTCTTGCCATTTATATTCTAATATATCTTCTTTAATATCCTTTTTAATCCAAGCACCATTATCCCATATTGCTAATTCATCACCACTTACTGAAGGTGGAGAATCAGTTGTTGCATATGCAGGAATAAGATACTCTCCAGCAGTTATTGGATTTGGAGTAGCAGTTGATTCACCAACATATTCTCCTGTATTTCTATGATAATTATAAATCTGCATATCTTATACCTAGAATTTAATTAAGTACATCATGTAAACGTTTCGTGGTCTTGTTTCAGTACTGCCACCTGTTGAACCTAGTGTCTTTGTATTTAAGTTTGACTGCCCACGTTGAGAGCCACCATTATCACTTAAACCCGTTCCACCTTCCATAATATATGGTACAGAAGGAAAAATGTGTGTATGTGATTCAATTTCATCTGCTTGTGTAGTACCAATACGGTCACCAGTAACACCATCACCTCTATCAAGTCGTGAGCCCGAGTCTGGGTCATTAGTAGCACCATGGTCCCAACCACGAATAAATTCACCACGTAAGTCTGGTAAATTAAATGTCGTAGAACCATCACCATTTCCAAAGTCATCAGAAACAACAGCAAATAATGCTGAGAAATCAGTTCTGTTTACAGCCGCACCATTACATTCCAAATAACCAGAAGGAACAGTATTAGCAGTATATGCAACAATCGAACCAGTTAGGCCACTTCCTACATTTCCCCAATCTGAACCATCGTGAATTTCTGTACTACTAGTTTCATCATTATAACGGAAAAATCCTTTATCTGGGTCACCAGGTCTTAATGCTGTATTACCAACAGGAACTCTCATATAAGTATTACCAGTAACTCTTAAAGTATCAACACCAACATTGGCACCCATTGCATGTGTTGTTATAACAGCAGATGCTAAGTCCGTATTAGCTGAAACACCACCAACCGCTATCTTACCAGCAGTTACAGCATCACTTACTAATTGTCCTGGTCCAACACTACTCGTACCCAAATGTTCCATACCAACAATTTCATCTGCTATCTGTGTATTAGCTGAGACACCGCCAGTACCTATCTTACCAGCAATTACAGCACCAGTCGCTATTTCACCACCTGTAACTGCACTTGCCGCAATTTCAGCAGTACCAACAATCGAGTCAGATAATTGAGTATTTGATGTTATAGGTACATTTGTTAAACTTGCACCCGAACCACTATAACTGTCTGCCGTTACACTAGCAGTAAATTTTGCATTAGAAGTACATAATAATGAACCACCTTTAATATCAGTATTGGCCGCGGTTATAACTGCACTAGCACCAATTACTGATAATGTACCAGAAGTTACTGCATTAGCACTAATAGCATTAACGGAAGGCACAATAGTATTAATCAGATTAGCCGTCTGATTTGTAGTTGTTACCCACGTTTGAAACGTATCAGTTAATGCAACGTTTGCTAAAGCCATTAATCAGTCCTCTTTATTAAATTTTTAAGTAAATCTTTAATTTCTGAAACATCACTTTTTATATTATCAATTTCGTTTTCCATTCTTTCTTCTTTCTCTAATTGTTTAATTCTATTATTTCTTGCCATTTTATAACTTTTTAATGCATTGTTATCAACGTTTAAAATAGCACCATTTCTCTCATCTCGTACTAAATTTTCTTTACCCGTTACTTTTGCATAATATTCTAAATCTTCCATGATACTAAATCTGCAATGCTATTGCACGTAAATCTTTAACTCTAGGAATAACTGCTGGTGTAGTAGATGTTAATACTATCTTTATCTGATAAAACTTAAATCCAGTAAATGTTATTCCCGAACTATTCGTATATTGTACTTGACTACTACTTCCAGTTTTATTTGCAGTAGGAATAGTAAATTCAAATTCTCTCATATCATCAGGTTGCTTAGAATCCGAAACTTCTGATGCAGAAGTTACTTGAGTCATAGCTACCCAAGAACATTTTGAAAGCGAATCATCATCTTCGTTATTTAATATTTTATAGAAAAGTGATACTCCTGCTGTTGCAGGCTTGTATGCAGTAACGAATACTTTTAAATCTTCAGCATCTTGGCCATCTGCAAGTTCTACTTTTCTAGTAATATATCTTGCTAGAGAACCACCACCAGAAGTACCATCTTCATCAGTAGTTGAATTATTAATTAAATTTTCTACACATAACAATGCCGCTCTATCATTATCTATTGCAGGAGAATGGCGTTTATTATTAGCATTCTGTATAGTAACTTTAACCTCAGCAGATTTTTGTCCACTTAATCCTGAAGTTTCTTCTGTTAATCCATGTACGAAACGTCTGGCATCAAAAGTACTATCCTCTCCATCAGCAACAGTAACATATGCACTATCTCTTGCAGAAGATGAGGTTGCAAACTTACCTGTAAATGTAGAAGTTGTATCTTGTAAAATCATGTTACTAAGATGTGTATTAAATGTGTCCATTACAATACTATCTAAAGATATAATTCTTGCAGTACCACTATTTGTCTGTCCTTTTACATATGTATTAGCCGCAAAAGTACCACTAGGTTCTGATAGATGTATAAATGTATTAGATTGTGTTGTTGCATCATACATATACGATTTGCCAGTAGGTGTTGATTGACTGCTAATCGTAGCAGTTGTAACCGATGGACCACCGCCAGACAACATAACTGTTATAGTTTCAGCATTAGTGAATTTAGTGGCAGTTACACCTTTAACTCTCATTGATGTTCCTGAACTAAAAGTAACTACTCCATTAGCACCA